ATTTATTTTTATTCCACGATAAGTCAAGCTCAAATTTGGTGCTTGAGTGGTATTCTGTATCCACTACTCCGCAAGCATGGCATTTTATCGGCCCTCCGTCATTTGCGGGGGAGGGGGCAACGTATCCGGTACAGTAGCATTGACTACTACCGTTCACGCAACCTTGTGGATAGTGGTCTGTTAATTCGTGTCCGCACTTTTGGCACTTCATAAGCCCTCCTTTTCGAGTTCGGACACTAAAATTTTGCCTCGCTCTATTTCCATTTCGGTTAATTTTCTTGGTGCAAGATACATTCCAGCAACTACCATGAACGATAAAGCCCCGCCCTCTTTCATTCTAAAATGCTGGTAAGCCTCGGTTAGCGTGTCAATGATGTCCCTGTACTTCTTCTCGGATTCGCCAAGGGTGATGAGGGTCTGGACTTCGGGCGAAAGGTTTTCGAGTTTTACGCGCTTAATAAATCCGACACTAACTTCAACCCCGCCGACAAACTCGTTCTTATCCACCCTAGCCCTCCTTGGAAAGTTCGGCAACCGATGTAATGCCATCCTTGAAATAAGCTATATCGCTGTAAATATCGGCCTCACTATCGTCACATTCCGTAATTCCTTGGAACAGTGAGCCGACTTCTATTTTCTTCACTTCCCAAACTCCGTCTACCCTACCGCAATACTTGACATTCAAAACGGTTCCATCCGAAAACTTTATGGTAATGCCCGGATCGTTTTCTTGCGGCCCGATATGGTCAAATTCCTCGTTTACTTTTTCGCCCTCAACTTCAACTAAGTCATCCGAACATCCGTACACCTTGGTCGCCATATTCCCTCCTTCAATTTTTGGTAACGCCGACTAGCGATAAGCTGGTCTCGGAGCGATGAACCAAGAGCTTACGCCACTTGTGACGTAAGTTTGAATCGGTGCTTATGAGGCATCACGAACAGGGTTATAACCCCTGATATTCACCGCCCCCAGACCAGCAATAAACGCTCTTACTGAATGTTACTTGCCGTATAAATATGCCCTTAAAAATGCGGTGCGGATCGTCCCAAAAATATACCCAATTAATCCCGCAACTATTCCAAATGGTATTCCGATTAAAATAAACAGTAGTTGCTTTAAAAGCCCAAGCCACTTAAAAATAAAATCCATCAGACTCCTCCACATTCGATAAGTTGGATTACTGCTAGTCCTTAAACTCAAACGGATTAACCAATTCCGGCCTTTCGCACTTCATATCTTGGAGTGGAAAAATAACCTTTGGCCCAAACCTTGAAGCGATTTTCCTCATTTCGGGTATACCGGAACAAGTACAACAAATCACCACATCGCCTTTTAGCCACTTCGATACTTCTTCGGCCTTTCCGAATATCCAAGTCAAGTTTTTGGGCTTATGGGCGTAAAGGCTCTTGGTGAACGTCCAACTCCAAGCTGGGTCAACCTCTATTGCGTGAACCGATTTTGCCCGTTTTGCGAGTTCAATCGCCAAGAAACCAACCCCCGCCCCGATCTCAATAACTCGTTTTCCCGCAATTTCAGAGTCCAATAGTTCCGCCATCTTCATGGCAACCTTTGGGGTGTGTTGAGTTAAAACCAAAAGCGAAGGCGTTCCATGTTCATCGTGGTAACGGAGTAAATCTTCGTAACCTTCTAATTGGTCGTAAACCATGTCAATCACATCGCCAGTTTTCAACGCGTCCCCCTTAATTGCATAATGACCATTCTTTACACTCAAATCCGTACCGCATCCTCCCTGCGCTTGAAGGCTCGGATAACCTTGCCTTTCCGCTTGCCTTGGATACGGTACGGGCTTCAATGGCCCTTGTGGGCCTCCGCTATCTCGTCTATCCTTTGATCCAACTGGCATCCCACCCCGTTCCAGAACCCTATGGCGAAGATGTTTCGTTCCGAAGTGGTTAGCTCTCGGCCCAACTTCAAGGCCGTTTGCTCCAAAGAACGCTCCATGTACTCGGCTTTACGCTCTTGAGTGGTCATACTTTGGCCTTCCTAGCCCGTCTAACGGGCTTTTCTGGCTCGATACCCTCGTCAACCATGCGCTTAAATTCCAACAGGATAGGCTTCATTTCAACGATATAAGGCTCATCCCGTAGAACTAGGCGTTGTTTGTCTTTAAGCTCGTTAAACTCGTCAATTAGCCCATAAATCTCAAGCAAATCTGGGGCTTCGGCTATCATCATCTGGGCCATAAATTGACAGTAGTGGTGTGGCGGTATCTCCGGTGACTCAAGCATGAGTTTTCCGACCATCTTGATTTCCACCAGCGATCCAGTTTCCTTGTCTAACCCGTCCAAAGAAGCCCTTAGAACGGGGCAATCATCCATTTCGATACAAGTGCCTGGGATGATTTTATCCTGCATAAGCTCGTACTTAGCCCTGACTCGTTTCTCAAAATCATGCCCCTTATCCAAAATAAATTGGTTCTTTGGCTTGCCCTCGGACAATCCACGTTTTTCCATCCACAAGTCCCACGGTTTCTTGCCGTATGGGTCTAAACCCATTATCACCGGAGCATCAGAGGCGGTTATCCCGCCCCTGCGCCATTCCAACCACTCCGGCGTACCCTGTTCCAAGTCAACTATGCGGTACATGGCTAGATACCCAACGGGTTCTTGTCGGCAACCTTCAACGGCTGGTTACCACGTTGTTTCAGCAGTTCAGCCCGTAAAGCTCCGGTGTTGATCTTCGTGGAGGCCGTGGCTTGGTCAATCCGTTTGACACCGCCTTCCCCTGGCACGTTGACCCATTGAACCTTGGAAGTAACGACCTCATTCCCCGCCGAGTTAATGTACTCGTTATCCACGATTGTAAGGTTCATCACCTTGCCGATTGGGAAACAAGCCGCTTGGACACCCGCCGCCATGTTCTCAATGGCCTCTCCGGTGAACCCGCAATCCAAGATGGTCTTGACCGTGAACTCAATCGGTGCTTTCTTGCCTTCCGTCTTGGCCTTGGTGTTCATCAACCCGTACCAAGTCAGCCTTTTCGGGCCTTCATGCTCGATTTCGAAAACGATGAACGCTTGAGCGTCACCGTGTTGAGTCTCCGAGATACCATAATCCACCAACTTGCCTTCATAAACGCCAGCCGGTACAGTAATCATCCTAATCCTCCCACCAATGAGATAAGTTGGTCTTTGATGGCCGTTAGCTTGGCGGTATCACGCCCAACTTCTTTCAACTTCACGGTAATCTTATCGAGAACAGCTTGGTCTTTTATGTTCGCCTTGTAACCCTCGATTTGAGCCAACAGCACTTCGGGACTGTTCGGTTCGCCTTTGACTATGGCTTCAAAGAGGGTTTTCCAAGACTCGCCTATACGCATCGGGATACGAAACGGCAACCCGTAGCGGTTCTTGGCGATGAAAGACGGACGTTCATCGGTGTACATGACACGCACCCCGACACCAACGGCCCTCCTGTCCTCATCGGAAGTTTTCAGCGTTTCGTAATTCATGAACAAGACGGCATCAACCGAGCGATACCAAACATTCGCCGCCGCTTCGTGGATTGAAAGCTGATAGCGGTCATATCCCGAAGTGAGTGTCGGGTCTTGGAACGTCTTGACCTTGCTATGTCCGATAACAACGATGTTGGTTCCTTGCTTCTCCCGAAGATCGGAAAGCAAGTTGATTAACTCGGTGTGCTTGACCACGGCATCAACGTAACCTTTGCCGTATCCGATTCCCTCGATGGTCGGCTTCTTCCAATCCTCGCAAACGGATTTCCAAATTAGGTTTTCAATCCATCCGAGATTGTCAACGGCGAGGGTTTTGAATTTGGACTTGGTATTGATTAGCTCAAGGATTTGATCTTTGCAATCCTTGAAAGTTTTCGGTTCGGGTAAACGGGCCACGTTCAGGTGCGAAGATTCTTTTTCATCCCCGAAGAACAGAGGCGAAGGCCCCTCACTTGCAAGCGTACTTTTTCCGATCCCCGGAACTCCGTAAACCAGGGCGAATACGGGTTCAACAATTTTCCCTTCTTTGACCTGCGAAAGATAACTCATAAATTCTCCTTTAGCGAATTGAACGGCTAATGGGGTTAATATAGTTTAAGGTTTTTTACTTGTCAAGGGTAAATTTTTAATTCTTGGATGAGTCCGAATCCATGATTTTGTACCACATTTTTCGGTACAATAAATTTTATCAATCCTTGTGACCGGAAATATCTTGCCACATTCAGGACACTTTCTGGCTTCAATTGAAGTTTTCATTTGTTACCTCCAAACGAAATACTACATAAAAAGAAAACTATTTACAAGGGTTAAAATTATGTTAACTTAACTTTATGAACGTGCTAAGTCCAACCAAAATAAAGAACGTGTTATTTCACTTAAAAAATGGAGATTCAATTCGAGAAGTCGCAAAGAAAACAAGCATTAGTTGGATGACAGTGTTAAGGTATCGAAAAATTTTGATTGCCGAAGATGGTCAGATTTTTTGTAAATGCGGAGATTTTACAAGCCATAGATCGTGGTGTACATATAGATTAGATAAACACAAAAACAGAAGAATTGTTTTGGCTCGGATGCTTAATATAGAAAGAATATCAGATAAAGAAAAAAGAGAACTCAGAAACGAAGCCGGAATAAAAAACGAAAATAAAGTTTTTGAAATATCTCTTGTTTTTTTGGCTTTGATTAAAAATGGACTTAATAAGGATGGAACTTACATTGGTCGTTTAAAATTGG